CAGATATTCGTTACCGTCTATCCAATACTCGTTGCGATGAAAGAAGCCTGAACTCTGTCTTTTGGTCGCTTGCTTGACAGGTATATACTTATACAACCTACCGTCTGCATACACTCCCGCTCCTGTCGCGTCATGCAAATTGAAAGTGTAATTGTTTACTATGGCACTGCCACCGTCTATGTAATCCACAATCTGACTTGCCACCTGACACAACATAGCTACTATCTCGCGCTTCTTTGTAGTGTTCAAGTAAACAGTACACGCACGTTTGATAACCTCTATGTTGTGAGGCATCCATTGTGAATATCCATATTGTGACGGGTTAGCCATTTCCTCAATCTCCCTTTGCTTGCTTAATCTCTACCTTTGTTAGCTCATCTCCGCTTAGTGGCATCCGTATGTCGCGCGGTGTGGTGTTAACCACTCCTTTTATTACTCGCCCCTTATTGCCTTTGGTTGCCGTTACAACATCGTTGCGCTTTATCAGCACATCGTTCTGTGGCAAATACAATATGTCGTTGCGAGTGACTACCGAAAGTGAAGTCTGTCCGCCCTCCTGATAATTGCATACCCCCGAATAAATGGTCTCAAATATCTCATTGTCCCACTCATCCTTGGTACCCGTTGCTCGCGTTATTACGCAACTATCTTCAAACTTAATCAGCTCCATGTCGTTAAATCTGTCGCGTCAAACATACCACTATCCGAATTCGGATTGTTCTCTACCTCACACCCTAATTCCTCCCTTATGGTGTCCGCAAGCTGTCGGTAATAATCTCTGTCGGCTTCCGTTAATGTGAAGCCTGACAGAGTTATCTTTACATCCCCAACTTGCTCGGAACGTGAACCACCCGAGAAAACACCCGAAACAGCATAGTATAACGTAGACTCCGCATATCGTAACGACTGCGTTAACTCACAATCCCTCGCTACTTCCGCCACATCATCGTCAAGATTTAACTCCTTTAATGCTGTCGGCTTGGCAAACAATGGCGATACCAACGTACTCTCTATTACGTCTGTCGTAAACGGATAACCCGGTATCTTCGCTCTCAAATACGCTTCTACTGTCATACTCTGCTACTTAGTTAGTTATTCTGATACTTTAATTGTGTTATAATACCACATATCTTTCGGTCTCGTTAATACCGGTAATACGGTGAGTTCCGAAATCCATTCTTGTGTGCGGTTCTTAGAATCATAGCGATACTCTACTATACCATGACCTCCGAAGATGTCTGCTGATATATCTGAACCGTCAGGTCTAAGCGGTGCTACATTCTTCAAGCTGATAATGTTACCAAGTGGTGAAATGGTTATTACACCGAAGTCAAACGCTTTCAAACGCTCGGTCTTATATACTTTCTCTGTTGTGTCAAGAATATCTACACCACATACGGTATTGTAGAACTCAATATCACAACCAAGAGCAAGTTTCAACGCTTCTTTCTGTGCTTCAAATCCACTTGCTTGGGCTGCACGTGTAGCTTGTGCCTCTACCTTACTACCCGTCTGTGCTTGAAGCATAGGATTAATGTAGTAACCCAATTCAGGAAGTACTTCAGGGTGGTTGCACAAATAGTAAGCAAATTGCTCATCCATGCGAAGTTTAAATCCGTCATAATACTTCCACTTGATTTCAAGCAACTTCTCGCGAAGCACTTTGATAGGATATACACCTGTCAACGGTGTAACCTCACCTGTCTTGCTCTGCTCAAACCATTCTACATTTACAAAGTTCTCGTCAGGTACGTGCAAGTCAAATGTTACGTTCTGCAAACCACGCGGATTGTTCTTGTCATTCAGCGTTACTTTACCTTTACACTTGGCTTGTCCTACTGCGTAGTTCAAAGAGTTTCTGTGACCGTCTGCAATAGGTTTCTGTGTGTCAAACAATACACCCTCCAAATACTCACGTACTGCTACCGTAGCATTGATGTTACGCAAGTCTGCTACCGCAAGCACATCGTTAAGGTCATTGACCTGATTACGATAATCTTCCTCGGTGCGGCGTACCAATACACGTTGACGCGGTATTGAACCTGTCAACTTCTCAACTGTTACCTGATTACCTGTTGGAAGTGGCTCTGAACTAATGGAAACGTATGTTGCCATTGCGCTCACTTTCTCTTCCAATTCAAGCATCTCATAGGTGAACTTGCTTTGTGGTCTTGCCCATTCTGCATCGGTTATATTCAGACCTTGACTCTCAACCAACGCCATGATACGATTCCAATATGCATCGTATGTCTTGTTGCTGTCATAACCTAACGTTGACATCAACGTTCCCATGCCAAATAATCTATCCATAACGTTAGCCCTCCTTTATAAATCTGATTCCTAAACCTTTCAATACGCTCTCCTGTGCCTCTGTGATAGTGGCTTTTGACAAAGAAGCGTAAAACTCACCCGCAACCACAATGTCAACGGTTGCACCATTGTCACCAATAACTACATCTTGATAGAGCAGTCCTGTCGGTGTTTCTGCGTTAAATGTTACTGCGCCACCTACTGTGTCTATTGACACCGGTGTGCCTGCCGGATATTCAGTACCTACTGTGTTGGTGCTGTCTACCGCTACATAAGCTCCCGCCGGATAAAAACGTACATCGCCACCGAACACCGGAACGCGACCTACTGCAACTTCTGAACGGGAATTAGCAAAAGAATTTCCATGTACCATAATTCTTCACTTTTCGTTAAACTTTACTTTTCACTCTCTTTTGGCAATTTACCTGAATCGCGCAACATCTTAATTGTTGCATCTAAATCAGGCTCTTTGTCTGCATCACCCTCATTGTCAATCGGCTTGCCTATCTCACCACCTTTGTCAGTTACTAAGTCATTGAATAAATCGAAGAAGTCTTTCTCTAATTCCTCGGCTGTCGCTTTCTTGCCTCCTTTCTCGTAAGATTTCAGTGTGTGTTTCCAAGCATAAGCCTTGAACTTCTTATACGAATTTACGTAGTCTGTTTCAATCTTACCTTGCACTGTTCTTACCACCGATTCGGAATTTCTTTCAGCTTCATACGCATTCAACTTCTCTGTCAATGGTGTGACCGCTTTTAACACTGCTGCTGAAATAAGCTCATCTAATGGCTTACTATCAGGCTCGTTGTTTCCACCTTTGTTTGGCTCGTCTTTTGGCTCTGCGGGTTCTTTTTTGTTTGCAAGTTGCGCCTCCAAGTCTTTGATTTGCTTTGAATAATCGCCTCTTAACTTGTCTGCATCACCCTGAAACGCTTTCAGCATTGGTCCAGCCCCTTTTACAAAGTTCTCAATCTCTGCCTCGTCTTTGATGAAAGTTGTTCCGAAAGCGGCGACCCCCTCAAACGCCTTTTCGCTAATCCCCAAGTTTTTATACCCTTGTTGCAGCGCTTCCTTAATCTTTTGTTTCATACTAAACCGTTTATATTAAGTTCTACCTAAAAAGCCGACCAACACTATCTGTGTCAATCGGCTCATTCGGCTCTTTTATTTATTCCCTTAATCTATCGCCTTTGTTTCTATATTGCCTCCATGTATCGTTACGCGAATCTCTTTATGGCAAGACTTACACCACAATCGGATGCTTCCCTCCATATCTTCCGCTAAACCCAACATCTTAGGCTTGCGCCCTGATTTCTTACACTCTGAACAATATATAAATCTATTCATCGCTGCAAATATAATAATTTAAAGTATTACTTCAAAGTTTTTTTGTAATTTTGTGTAATTTAATATTTTAGAGCCTTTGAGCCATGAATGTTAATAAGTGTTTTTACGTTCATGGGACTTATTCTTTTAAATGATAAAATAGCACTTCCGCAACGCTACCCAAAGGTGGTGCGCAAGCTACCTGTCGCACAAAAAGACGGCTCGGTAACTTTCGAGGACTTCACTCTGCGCAAAGATATTGACTTCGCTCCGCAACCGGGACTTCAAGAAGATGTCTGCGCAAGCGATTGCAACCTTATCTTCATGTGTGGTCAAGGTACCGCCGGGAAAGCACAGCCGTATGATGCTCATGTGCTTACTCCCAACGGTTTTGTGGAAATGGGTTCTTTACAAGTTGGAGATGTTATTTGTGGCTCTGACGGTAAACCCCAAACCGTGCTGAAAATATTTGAACAAGGTTTAAGAGATGTATATGAATTACAACTAAAAAACGGCAGAAAAACAGAATGCGATATAGAGCATTTATGGACTATAAATTTTAATGATTTTGGAACGGTCACTGTATCTACAAGTCAAATTTTAAACTTACTGAAATTTGGTTGCAAAGTCAAAGTTCCATTCAGACACCCTGACGTTGACAAGTTGCTATTTTCGGAAGTCAAACATATAGAAAAAGTTGCTCGCAAACAGTGCCGTTGCATTCTTGTTTCCAACCCTGACCACTTATATATAACAGACAACTATATAGTCACACACAACACCTTTTCCATGTATTTCAAAGCACTTGGAGGCATGGAGAAGTACGGCTTTACGGCTCGCCTTATCTCTGTTCGCGCACTTGATAGTAAAAAGGGTTCATCTATCTTCCGTGACGGTGTGACGGTCTGCGGTAACTTCGCTAATTGCGAATATAACTCGTCTGAAATACCAACGTTTGCATGGACTGAATATAACTCAAACTTACAGCTCATTCACTCTAACTTTAATGTTACCAATCCCAAAGAATGGGAAGAGTTTATGGACTATGCCAAAAAGCAACAAGCCGCCCTTATCATGGTTGACGAGGCTACCGAAATGAAAGAGTTCAAGATGTTTACTTTTTGGTTCATGCGTAACCGTGATGCGTCAGGCATGATTCCGCAAATGATTCTATCTTTCAACCCTCTGCACGAACATTGGACTACCACCATGCTTGTTGACGCGGGTTATGTTGACACCGATACATGGCTATTAAAACCTGAAATGATAGGGCAGGTAAGATACTTCTACAACAAAGGAGATAACCCCTCTGAAATAATATGGGGAAACACACGCGAGGAAGTTGCTAAGGCTGCCGGGCTGCAAGATAAACCCGAAGATGTCAAGGCGGGTATAACGTGCTTGGACTATGTTAAGTCCTTTACGGTGTTCACCGGTACGGCTGCCGATAACCGTGAGCTTGTTCGCGCAACGGGAGGTCAATCCGTAGCCAATCTTCATGCTGTCGGTAAGACACAACGCGCCGTAGTTGGTGAAGCATACTTCGGTCCCACCGAACATGAAGAGCTTGGCGTAACGCGACAAATGCTGCACAACTTGTGGATTAATCCGATAGACGATGACGAGAATATGTACGCCACAATGGATGTGTCGGGTGGTTCGTCTGAAAGCGACGACTGTCCTATGATTATTTGGCGCGGATTACGTATTGTTAACATTAAGTTCTTCCGAGGAAACCCAAAAGAGCTTGTCAGTTGGATTGATAACATTTTGACAGAATACAACGTTCCGATTGAACATTTTGCTTTTGACGCAACGGGTATAGGTTACTACCTGAAAGCATATACGTCAGGTATGCCGGTCACTGCCAACAAAAAGGCTATTCAGGAACTTGACGAGAATGGCAATCCTATCCTGATTGAGCAATACTTCAATCTGCGCTCTCAACTATTAGGTAAGACTAAAGTACTCTTTGAGAAAGGCGAAATATCTATCGGTCTTGACAAAGATACAATCATACCGTATGGCAAGAACGGAAGCACTCGTAAGCTGTTTGATGTCCTCTGCGATGAAATACACGTCTTTACCTCACTCTCACGTAACAAGAAGATTTACTACCGCTCGAAAGACGAGTACAAGGCTAAGTTCCATTCTTCACCTGACTTGATAGACGCTATCTCTCTTAGGGCGGTCTTTGAGCTTGACGCACGCCCAAAGAAGCAACCGCAAGCCGAGATTGCTGACGATGCGTATGACGCTCTCTTTTCCGAGGATTACGACACATCTTTCTTTCAATAACATAAATATTTAATCACATGAACATTTCAGAACATTTAAAGAAGCCATTCTGGGTACGAAAGGTGACGGGAGGCTCAAAGACGGTTCGTAAACCGAAAAACGAAAACACAAATTATTACTATTATCCGTCAGGTTCGGCAAAGCCTGATGAAATCTATCTGACTTACGAAGATTTCATTGCGGAGATTGAGCAATCGGCTCACGAACAAATGGGCGATTTCCAATCGTCTTGTCCCGTACACGAGTTAAAGACGGACCCCAAAGACCCAACAAAGAAACGTTGGATGATAGACCACTATGACGATGTTGAAGTAACGACTACCGGTGTACAAAAACGCGGTGCAAACAACTTCACGTCACACATGGCGGGCAAAGGGTTCGGTGTGGCAAGCGAACAAAAAGATAACCGCGATATTTTCGACGCTCTTTGCTCTTGGAAAGATATTGTCGGCATTAACACTACCGCGTTCATGGAGATATGTCAATCCATTGCTTACACTTGCGATGCGCTTATATACCAATATACCACCAACAACAAAAAGGATATTGAATATACCGTATTCTCATTCCTCAAAGGCGATATGATATTTACCGATATAGACGAGGATAGAAACCCCGTTTACTACCGTAAATATAGCATTAAAAACAAAGTTGCCGTTGACGTTTTCTCAACCAAGAGAGTACAAACATGGATAGCTTATAATGATTCCGATGAAAATTGGAAACAGAAAATAAGCAAATGGTTCAACCGCGCTTCAGGTTCACAAAAGGGTTCTATATCCGAAGACGGCTTTATCTGTATCTCTGACGAGGAAACGCAGACACCTGACGGTGTTAACCCATGTACTTACTTCCGTGTACCTGACTTACGTAGCGGAAGCTCTCAACTCAACATAGAATCGTATGAACGCGCAACATCAATGGTTGCCGAGGAATATAAAGAGAACGCTTTTTCAGATTTCTTCGTAAAAGCTGAAAAAATTGTATCTCTACCTCCACGAGGCAAGTTCGGTCGTAGAACGTATGGCGTAAAAGGCACGTCTGATAGTATCAAGAACGCCGATGCACACTTCATTGCTCCACCTGATGCAAGTAACATTGCACAGCTCAACCTTAATATCAAATGGGAGGATATTAAGAACTCCATGCAATTAGTGTTTATTGACCCTGAAATACTGAAATCAGGTGCTGACAGCTCAACAACAATCAAGATACTCTTCACACCTGAATTGCAATATTGCCAACTCATGTGGATATATCTGTTTAAGCCACTTAAACACATGATGAACGTATTTAAGAACCTTGTCGGCATTGTTGAGCGCAATCCGAAAGCATATAACGACTTGCGAATATCTATCTATCCTGACTTTTGGATTCCCAATAACACAGCCGAGGAAATAGACAACGCTTGCAAGTTGGTTTATGCGGGCATTCTGTCGCAAGAGAACGGTCGTAACTACCTTGACTTGCAATATCTCAATGACGCTAAGATTGTAGCAAGAGAGAAACGCGACCAATTATATCAAGAAACTTACGTTCCGTTGCAAGCTAAGTATGAAGCCGAATCTAAGTTTGGCGTTGCTGATGTAGCTGACGATGTTATAGTGACCGACACTGATAAACAAGACAACCCGTATAAGCCGGGCATTGACAACAACATGGCTCGTAAAGATATAGCCGACTAAACCATTAACGCCGATGTGTGCAAATTTTGCATACGTCGGCATAACACTTTTGAAACATGGAATATCCGTATATAACCATTAATGGCGCACCGCCCTCAAAGTCAAACCTATATCGTATAATCACTATACATGGGCATGGCTCGTTAAGTAAGACTGCTGCGCTTAAAAAGTACGAAGATAGCTTTTATATGCAAATCGGTTCATACCGCAACCTTAACATTACAGGCTATTTTGAGCTGCATATCCGCGTGTTTTACACCGCTATGCGACAAGACCTTGATAACTCACTCAAAGTGGTCTTAGACTGCTTACAACACACCAAAACAATCGCTAATGACAACAAATGTATCAAGATTGTAGCGGAGAAGTTCATTGACAAAGATAGACCGAGGATTGAATTTAAACTTGTAACAATAGACTAATGGCACAATCACTCATTAAAATGCGACCGAAAGGCAAGTTTAACCTGACAGCCGACCAAATGAACTGCTTAACATGGTACGCTCTGTCGGGTTGCTCCAAAGCTGATGCGTTTGCAACCTTTGTTGCGCCTAACCTTGCCGAACAAAAAACGTTGCTCTCATCTGCAAGTAAGCAATTCTTCGGTTCGGTGGATGCGGTGGCGTATCTTCGCGCCTATCGTGCCGAGTTAAACCTTGCTGACGAAGCAACAACCGAAGCAAAGAAACCGAAAGAACGGGACTTAGAGAGCAAGAAAGCCGAAGCGTCTAAGGCAATAGCCGAATGGGCATACGAGAACGCTGCCAACATTGACAACCTTGACGAAGACGCTGTTACGCTGTTGCTCAAAGCTCTTGACAAGTTAGGCTTGTTCGATGAAACGACCGTTGCTGTTGAGAAACCGCGCCGTTACTTGCCTGTTTTGTGCCAAAGCTCATGCTTGTACCGCCTGTTTTGCGAACAGAACATCGCGAATGGCAATATACTCAACGAATGTGACTACTGCCGTGCCAAAGCCTTTGCCGTAGATAGAGGCTTTTGTTACGATGCCTCTAAGCTGTTGGATATACCCAAAGATGTACTAAAAGATAAAGAATTAGAAAATTACACAATAGAAAATGCCGAGTAAAAGATACGGAGTGCCTTATATGGGCAGTAAATCGCGAATAGCCGACAAAATCATACCTTTGTTACCTACCACCGAAGTCTTTGTTGACCTTTTTGCGGGTGGGTGTGCCATGACACACGCTGCTATGCTGTCGGGCAAGTGGATGCGTTTCATTGTCAACGATATTAACGACTCGCCACAGCTCTTTGTAGACGCTGCTAATGGCAAGTATCGCAACGAAAGCCGTTGGATTAGCCGGGAAGATTTCTTTCGCCTTAAAGACACAGACCCTTATGTGCGGTTGTGTTGGTCTTTTGGTAATAACGGCAAAGATTATATGTACAGCAAGAATATTGAGCCGACAAAGAAAGCCTACCACGATGTATTGTTTTTCAATGATGCAAGCCTACTTAAAGATTTAGGTATTGAGTTAAGCGAAGATGTCGTTAACCAACCATTAAGTCATTCTAAATACTTGGAGTTTAAGAAGATTATGCGCGCACAGTTGAATGAACGTTGCGAATTGCAGAGCTTGGAGAGATTGCAGAGCTTGGAGAGATTGCAATTAAGTTACACAGACGTACCTATCCCGCCTGACGCTACCGTCTATGCCGACCCGCCTTATCAAAATTCGGGTGGGTACAACGGCACTTCGTTTGACCATGAAGCCTTTTGGCAATGGGTAAGGTCACAACCATATCCCGTTTTTGTTAGCGAGTATCAAGCTCCTGAAGACTTCACCACATTAGCCGAAATACCGCTCATCTCCACACTGTCGGCTACAAGCAACTCCACTCGTAGAATAGAAAAAGTATTCGTTCACCAACGCTTCGCCGATAAGTATTTGCCGAAAACGCTGTTTTAAAAGAAATATGCTCTACTTTCACAAGCAAAGCATACTCAATGAACTGGAATTATGTGAAAACAAACACTTACCTTATATCTTTTCTCCGTGCCATACCAACAAACAATGTTGTTCGCTTATTGCTGACCGTTCAGCTCCTATCATGCAAGCTCGGTCTACCCAATTGTTAAACACCTCTTGCAGCGAATGCTCGTAACGTATATAGCACAGTATTTTTGCCAATTTAATATCCAACGGCACTTTGCATACGCTTTTTATCTCCGCCTTATCTTCGTTCAGAAACTCAATTAAAGCCCCCTCTCTCGCGTTTTCGGGTACTTCACCGTACAAATACCCATACGGCAACAAAATAAAGCGTAGAGACGTCTTAAAATCGCCACTAAACGGTGTCTCGTGATGTATCTTGTATGGTTTTATCCTTGGTCTCGCCATTTCTTAACTCCTTTTCGCGCTTTAATAGTTTGGCACGCTCTTTTTCCTCTCTATGCAGCTTCAAGTTCTCTTTTAGCACTTCGCGTCTGCCTTGCAAACAACGCCAAAAGATACGCGCAAAGTTCTCGTATGCGGTGGTCTTGATGCATTTCTCTCCCTCCGGGCGTTCTTTCTCCATACGCGCTCGCTCATAGCAAAGCATTTGTATGTCGCGCATCCAATCGTCTTTCTTGCGTACTTTCTTGCGCTTATTCACGGTGTCAAATTCCTCTAACACAACGTTTCTGTTGCGCGTAAAGGTCTCCAAACCACCCCTTGAAAGCGGATTCCTGACGAAATGATAGATACCTTGCAGATAGAAGTCCATGCACAGCGAATAAGCCACTCCTGAATAGTTGTGTGTTGAGATAGACTTGTCCAAGTACCATTCTATCAGCAAACGTTTTTGTGCTTTTTGCGCCCAAAAGCTAAGTTCATGTCGCCACTGACGAAGCGTATAATCGTTACCTGTCACCATGCGACCGAAGATGTCGGTATTGCATAAGGTGGCGAAGTGTTCGGGCTTGCGGTTATTCTCTATGAAGTACCGCGCTTCGTTCTCATCGTCAATCTGAAAAGCGTGTATTACGCCTTTCTTGTAACATATATCAAACAACTCTATCAGCGCATTTGCGGTCTGAAAGTTGACTATGTTGTTGTTATCATAATAAAATGCGGGCGTCTCCATTATTGTCATCTATTATAAACGGAATGTTAAACTTGTGAAACAACCGACTAAGTTCAAGACAATCATCATCTAAAGTACTGCTTCCTTTGTTCCACGTCTTTAAGAAACACTTGACTTTATGCGTCTTTTCGTCACAAAAGCATAGATATATCTTTTCACCATTCGGAGTTAAAAAGAACTCGCCTTTAATCTCACCTCTTGCCACAGCACTGCATATCCGTATCATTGCCAACTTAAAGTCCCATTTAGTGCCATGCTTACTTAAACGCTTGTAATCATTGTACAGCTCTTGCAGTAAGTCAACGTAAAGTTTATGAAAGTGTAGGTATTTATCGCCAAATTCTTCACTTGCCTCGGATTTCATCTTTGCCAAGTCAATCTCATATTGCTGCGAAAAATACTTGCGTTCAAACTCAACCCGCTTCGCTCTTTCGCGTTTATACTTCCTGTATAACCGCATGTACGACCACGCCAAAGCAAGCAAGCACACGAGTATTATTATTGCTACTGCTGCCATTACTTTTCCTCTTTAAACGGTTCTACATCTAACATACTAAGCAATTGTTGCGCTTCTTGCATGGCTAACGGGTTGCTATTCTTCCACGTTTTTAAGATGTAATAGTAACCGCTTTCTCCCTCTAATGCAACAAATATTTCATCTCCTATATCACGAATGACAAACTCACCTTTTGTCCGATATGGCTTTATTGCATCCCAATGGGTGCGGTTTTTCGCTTTTTCTTTTTTTATTATCTCATCAAACAAGCCATAGTCTTTTAACCGCTTGTCAATATTATCTGCGTGCTTGCATAATACGTTCACCGAACCCGTAAGTGCTATGACGCAAAGCAAAAGCACTATCACTGCTGCTATTATTTCACCTATCATTTCTTATTCTCCTGTAAAGTTAACGTCACTAAAATTATCACCCAATCCCAAAGAAATCTGTTCGTTGCCCTCGCACGGAAATCTCTTTGCCTCAAAGCTAATGGTACAATCCGCCACCTTTAGCCCCGTCTCTGTCTCATAGTCTATTATAACTCTCTTGCAGCTATCTACAAGACGGCTTAACAGCTCTATCTTAGCTTGTTTAAGCTCTCGCAATGTTAGTCTGTCTATCGCTTCCATATAATTAAATTTGTAGTTTTCCTTGATTATATTTCTCTATTCTCTCTTTTGCTTTTTGGTAATATTCTTGGTCTATCTCTATACCTGTAAACTCAAATCCGAGTGCAAGTGCGGCAATAGCTGATGAACCGCTCCCAAGGTGTGTGTCAAGTATCTTATCGCCCTCTTTCGCAAAGTTACGAAATATCCACGAATACAGCTCAATAGGCTTTTGTGTAGGGTGAAAACGCGGGTCACTTTTCTTGCCTTGCGGTGTACATTCAAAGACCTTGGCGTTCCTGTCAAACGAAGTCCATGCGTATTCAGCCATAGCCATTGAAAACTTCTCCGATATAGAGCGTTTACGCCACACAATGAAGCAACGTGTCGGTGGCATATTAGGGAAGTAATTAGCTCCGAAGATAATCTGATTACGGCTAACCCTAAAAAGCTCGTCAAAGTACTCTTGCTTGGGTGCAACATCCCACCAAATACCTGTTGCGGATTGCTCCTTTTCGGGGGGGTAATATCCTCCCTCTGATAGCGTTTGAACCGCCCTGTCAGACTTCGGCTTACTCCGTTTGTAACGCTCAAATCGGCTATACTTCGCTGCCCATGTACCGCCTCGGCGTTCCACCCCCCCCGAAGCATCGCCATACGGACAATCCACGGCAGCTAAATCATAATAGTTATCGGGCAGTGTACGTAGTATATCCATGCAATCAGCGTTTATCAGCTCAACGGTCCCTATCTTGTCGCTTATCATTTCAACTCTTTTAGTTTCTTTACAAAAGCATTCGCACTATCAATAGCCGAAGTCATATTCACGTGCTTATGCACATACAAATCCTTGGCTAATTCATTCCTTAGCTTGGTGTAATAGTCAGGTTCTTCTTCCGGCTCTGCGTCAACACTCTTGCTTTCAGGATTACCTGATAACCAATCTTGTGTATTCTTTATGTATTCGTTATGTTGGTCTAACGCTTTTATTGCTTCTTCTGCTTCATTCATCGTAGTTTATTATAAATTTTTAAAAAACACTCTAAACAAATATCTGATAACCTTTTACGGTTAACATTATCATCATCCACGCTCATAAAGCATGGTCTTGCTCGCGTACTATTGCGGAGTGCCATTCTGAACTCCCAATCACGCTTGCTCATCGCTCTCTTCTTTAGTCAATTCTTGCACTGCTTGTTGCATCTCTTCTTTCGCTGCTTTGCGCTCTTTTTTGCTCATATCAGCGTATCTGATACTCTCTGTCATAAGTGCCTCTGCCGCCTGTTCTTGCTCGTCTGTAACAGCGTTGGCTCTCTTCTGCGCTTCTTTCTCCAATCGTTTATCGTAAGCATTAATAGCCTTGACAATATCTTTAAACAGCTTCTCATCTTGATAGATGCTGTTAGCCATTATCCACATAAGACGGCAATATCCCAAGATATTATCATCCTTACCTTGCCGGGCAGACGCTAACAGATACCCATAAGCGTAACACCTACCGTCAAGACGCATCTCAAACACCTCTGTTGTCGTTGTTATCTCCAAATAACAATCTTTTACGCTGCCCTCTTTATGATAGATTCTGACGCGAAACGCCCCACCAAAGTCCTTATCATAAACAGCCTTTTTCTTAATCAAATACTTCTTCATAATATCTTTTTTAGAATGGTAATCCTTTTTTCTCTTCACCTGTTATCTCTTCCAAGACAGCTCCGATAGCGCAACAATAGTACGTTATATTGATGCCTCCCGACTGCTTGCGTTTATGCGGAAAGTCCAAGTCACTTAGTATCTTACCTACCTTTGAGCCTATCTCTTCAGGTTCACCCATTAGCTTGCACCACTTCCTATACGAGTTCATTAAGTCAGCAAAAGGTTCCCAATCGGGACTATCCTTACCCAACCTGTCTGACGGCACAAGCCCTGTATCTCTTATCCAACGTCTCACGCTGTTGCTATCAGCCCTACACGCCTCTATATCCGCTATCAGCTTCTCGCTCAACGCTATCTTGCCACCCGCATCTACAAACTTCTGATAACCTTGATAAACCCAATTAAAGATTGCAGCCTTAACTCCCTCTTCGGATAGCTTATTACCCAACTGCGGGTCAACATCTTCTCTTGCCACTACATTCGGACACCTGATAGGCAACAAACGTCTATGATGCCCCAACGTGTCATCCTTTGTAGGTGGTATCTCATTAACACAGCACAACAAATACGGCAGCTTATCCAATACAAACGGATTGCCGTACATCTTACGTGCCGACATCTTATGCCCCGATACAAACTGCTTCAACCCACCACCGGAGAAGTCTGTCGCCCTGACATCATCCGAGAAGTTGGCTATCTTACCTACCAACGATGCCAAGTTTGCCCTCCTGTCATTATCTTTCAACAACTCTTGCGGCGAGTAACAACTGACCAACTTGTCACCAAACATCGCCGATATTGCCCCGGATATGACACTCTTGCCATTCCTACCCTTGCCGACCAAGTAACAAATATACTCCATACTATACTTATGCCGGTCAGCTAAGAACGCTCCACAGAACTGCTGCAACGCATCCCTACCGTCAGCCAACGGTATCGTCTGACACAATACCCTCTCCCATAACGGACTCGTAGCCTTGGAACGATAATCAAACTCTAATATCAAATCTGTCTGATACTTCATATCAAAGTCATCTACCGCCCCCGACTGCGTATCTAATACACAATTATTAAACACTATATACCGCCTGTTTGGCTGAAACTTCGCAGCCGAAGTTATCCGCATCCCCTCCAAACATTGCTTAACTATATCCTTATATATCAACTTCTGATACATCACACCTATGCGCAAACCTTTCATCACATTCTTTATCAATCCCGATAAAACAGCTTCCGCATCCTCAAACGCTTCATAATACCGACCGTTGTACATCATCAACTCCCCCGACTCCCCTATCAGGAAAAACCGCTTGCAACGCTCATTGTAATATACCCATTCCTCAAACGCATCTATCACCTTAGCTTTGAACTTCGGCATTATCTTCTCATGCGAAGAACCCTTGTCGTTGATAAACGAATCTCGCAATACCTCCACTAAGTAACTGTACGCCTCTTCATACTGACTAATACTGATATTCATACTTCATTTCTATTACCTTATTCGTTCCTTTCTGCAAATATATATAACCTTGCCATTATTCCAAAATCTTTTTTCAGATTCTATTCCAAATCATCAAGATGTGCCTGATTAAGAAAATGCGCGTAAGTGTTTGTAAATCAGTTGGACAACATGACGATTCAGAAAGCCGTACTTTTATTTAAATATATATACCAAATTATTTTTTATATTTTTTTATTTTAATTGATTAGTTACTATAAATCACTTATTTAACTTCCATTTGCCATAGTGGATTCATCATGGTGGGTATCTGAAGAAATTTCCGAATTATTTCATGTTTACTGAAAACATTGCAAATATAGCAATTTGCCAACAATCGGCAAAATTCGCAAGAAAAAATTTTGGAGGGTTGCACCTCCCGTTTTTGACGCCTGTCGCGGTTAACCCCTTGCACCCCTTGCAACCGATTGCAAGTATCTATAAATTAAGTACTTGCATTAATAAAACGGTCGTTTATAGTCTGCAAGTTATACCCAAAATTCAATTTTTTGCAAATTTACAAGCATCCGAGTGAATTTCAGGGCTTAAATTTGCGTAAATTATTGATTTTTAGACGGTTAACTTCATTTCTGATACTAAAAATTAGAACTCAAAAAAGGTGAAGTTAACCATTTGCTTTTGCCTTATCTCCTTTCGTTTGCAAATATAGCGAATAAAAATCAATTATGCAATTTGCAAAGTGACAAAAAAGTACAACTTGTTAACATCAATTAACACAAAAAAACTTGACAAGTCACAAAAATTTATTACCTTTGTACATGAAGATAAACCGAAATTATTAACAATAAAAATATAGAAAAAATGAAAACAACAAAGAAAATTTTATCAGTACTCGTTGAGTTACTCAAAAGAACTTTAGCGGTTGCAACGACAGCAGCTATTTGCATCGGATTCGTGTGGTTTATTCAAACTGCCTCCGGATTGAATCAGTTTGCAAGTGTGGTAACAAAGGTTACACTTGTAATTGGAATTCTAAGTTACATTCCGTTTTTAATCAGTGTGT